ACTGACACAATGGGCCACACCATATGCATGGAACTACATGCGAAGTCGTCTACGGTCCACTGCACCTGACTTGCCTATCTTTATGAGAGGTACTACCAACCCCGGAGGCCGGGGCCATCAATGGGTCAAGAAAATGTTCATTGACCCTGCACCATACAACAGGTCTTTTGATGCAACCGACATTGAAACAGGAGAAGTTCTCAAGTACCCCGCAGGACATAGCAAAGCTGGAAAGTCTTTATTCAAACGCAGGTTCATCCCAGCAAGACTTTCTGATAACCCATACCTTTCTGAAGCGGGAGACTATGAGGCCATGCTCCTTTCGCTCCCTGAACAGCAGCGTAGGCAGCTTCTTGAAGGTGATTGGGATATTAAAGAAGGCGCAGCGTTTACTGAGTTTAATCGGGATGTGCATGTTGTGGAGCCTTTTCGTATTCCTAACAACTGGGTCAAGTTTCGTGCATGTGACTATGGTTACGGGAGTTATTCTGGTGTTCTTTGGTTTGCTGTTGCACCTGATGAACAACTGGTCGTCTACAGAGAACTATACGTCAGTAAAGTTTTGGCGACAGACTTGGCCGATATGATACTGGATTTGGAAGCCGAAGATGGTAATATTAAGTACGGTGTTCTGGATAGCAGTCTGTGGCACAGGCGTGGTGATACTGGCCCTTCTCTTGCGGAGCAAATGATTAGCAAAGGATGCCGTTGGCGTCCATCAGATAGAAGTCGTGGTAGTCGGGTAGCTGGTAAGAACGAAATACACAGGCGTTTGCAGGTTGATGAATTTACAGAAGAACCAAGACTTGTATTTTTCGATAACTGCACGAGTGTTATCAGTCAGTTACCAGCCATACCTCTGGACAAGAAAAATCCAGAAGATGTTGACACAAAGTCTGAGGACCACCTTTATGACGCCCTACGGTATGGGATTATGTCCAGACCCCGGTTCTCTATTTTTGACTACGACCCGCACGGCAGACCATCGACAGGTATGCCAGTAGCTGATTCTACATTTGGATATTAAGGAAACAAAATGGCCGAAGATGAAATGATGATTGAGGATGATGCCATTGCCCTTGAAGATACGGATGATACCGTACAAGAGGACAATGAAGTATCAAACATTATTCCGTTTATTATGGAACGGTATCAACGGGCAGAAGATTATCGTTATCAAGACGAAGAACGCTGGCTAAGAGCCTACCGTAATTATCGTGGACTTTATGGGCCGGATGTTCAGTTCACTGAAGCTGAAAAGTCTCGCGTATTTATTAAGGTAACAAAGACAAAAACACTGGCAGCGTATGGTCAAATTGTTGACGTATTGTTTGCCGCCAATAAGTTTCCGTTGTCTGTTGACCCCACAGAACTTCCTGAAGGTGTAGTTGAAAGCGTACACTTTGACCCACAAGAGCCAGAGCAACTTCGTGGCGAAACAGCCTTGTCTAGCCCGTATGGTTTTGCCGGTGACGGTGCAGAGTTTCCGGCTGGTGCTACTGCTAAAACTCTTGCGGAGCAGCTAGGACCATTAGAGGATAAACTACAGCCTGTAGAAGATAAACTAAAAGAGGGACCGGGTAAGACACCCACCGCCATTGAATTTAGCCCTGCAAAGATTGCAGCTAAAAAGATGGAAAAGAAAATCCACGACCAGCTTGAAGAGTCTGGAGCAAGTAAAAGCCTTCGTAGCAGCGCATTTGAAATGTCACTGTTTGGTACAGGTATTATGAAGGGACCATTTGCTACAGATAAAGAGTATCCAAACTGGAACGATGACGGTGAATATGACCCACTTTTCAAAACGGTACCACAAGTAAATCATGTATCGGTATGGAATTTTTATCCCGACCCTGATGCAAACAATATGGATGAAGCGCAGTTTGTAATTGAACGGCACAAGATGTCTCGTACACAATTGCGCAATCTAAAGAAACGTCCGTACTTCCGCAGTCAAGTTATTGATGAGGCAATCTCATTCGGAGAAAACTACGATAAGAAGTATTGGGAAGATGACCTGTCCGACTACGCACCAGAGCATGGCATTGACCGCTTTGAGGTGCTTGAGTATTGGGGCATGGTTGATACCGAAATGCTGGAAGAACAGAATGTTGATATTCCAGAAGAATTGAAAGATTTCGATGAACTACAAGCAAACATCTGGATTTGTAACGGTAAACTTATTCGGATGGTGCTGAACCCATTTAAACCAGCTAAGATACCTTATGCTGCAGCCCCATATGAACTGAACCCATATAGCTTCTTTGGGGTGGGTATTGCAGAAAATATGGACGACACGCAGACGCTAATGAATGGCTTTATGCGTATGGCTGTAGACAACGCTGTACTGTCGGGCAACCTGATTGTAGAGGTAGACGAAACTAATTTGGTACCGGGACAAGACCTGTCGCTGTATCCGGGCAAAGTATTCCGCCGTCAGGGTGGCGCACCGGGTCAGGCTATCTTTGGCACAAAGTTTCCAAATGTGTCATCTGAAAACATGATGTTGTTTGACAAGGCCCGTGTGTTAGCAGATGAAAGCACAGGCTTCCCATCATTTGCACATGGACAGACAGGTGTACAGGGCGTAGGTCGAACTGCCAGCGGCATTTCCATGCTAATGGGTGCCGCTGCTGGAAGCATTAAAACTGTTATCAAGAACGTGGATGATTATATGCTTCGTCCGCTTGGTGAAGGTTTCTTCCGCTTTAACATGCAGTTTGATTTTGACCCTAGCATCAAAGGCGACCTTGAAGTCAAAGCGCGTGGCACAGAAAGCCTGATGGCAAATGAAGTGCGTAGCCAGCGTCTAATGCAATTCTTGCAAGTGGCAAGTAATCCTGCTCTTGCTCCTTTCGCAAAGTTCCAGTATGTAATCCGTGAGATTGCAAAGTCTATGGACCTTGACCCCGACAAAGTAACCAACAATATGAACGAAGCCGCCCTGCAAGCAGAACTGATGAAGCAGTTCCAAGCCCCTGCAGAGGGTCAGCCAGCACCGGCAGGTGCAGACGCGATGGACCCAACAGGTGCCGGTGGCGCAAACATGGGTGTAGGCATGGTGCCGCAGCCGGGTGAACAAGGATTTAGTGGAAATGAACAACCAGCAAATACTCAGCAAACTCAAGCCGTGGGTCAACAACAACCGCCAATGGGAAGCGTTCAGTAGTTACATTGATGCTGTAATTGAAATGCAGCAGAAGGCACTAGAGCAAGCTGATGATAATGTAATGATGTATAGGTCGCAAGGCGCGATTGCAACATTACGCAAACTTAAAACATTGAGGGATGAGGTCAATGGCTCTTGAAAAACAAATGGAACTTTTTAATGAAGGTGGTATGCTTGATGAGGGCGGCACCGTAGATGAAGAGTCGGGTAATGATGTACCTGTAGGTTCTTTGAAAAAAGAAGTTCGGGATGATGTCCCTGCTCAGTTGAGCGAAGGGGAATTTGTCATGCCAGCGGACGTTGTTCGTTTTCATGGCCTTGATAAGATGATGGCACTGCGAGATGAAGCAAAGATGGGTCTTGCTCGTATGGAAGCAATGGGCCAGATGGGTAACTCAGATGAAGCCACATTACCTGATGATGTGCCGTTTGGTATTTCCGATTTAATTATTGTTGACAGCGATGCGGATAAAGAGTATAATGTAGGTGGTTTTGTTCCCAATCAAGGTGCAACCGCGCCGGGTCAAGGATTTCCTTCTATTCCTCCCTTTGGTGGCTATCCACAACAACCACCTTACGGTGTAGTACAGCCACCTGCTGCACCTTTTGCACCTTTTGGTCCAAATGTTTATAGTGTACCTTCACAATTTCAACAGCCTGTATTTGGGCCATTTCAGCCACCCTACGCAGTTGGCCCAGCAGCAGCCCCTGTAACACCTGTATATGGACCGGGACAGCCTACGGGTGAGCCAAAAGAAACATTTACTTTTGGTGAGATGATGCCAACTGTTGGTGGTACATCTGAAACACGAGAGTATCGTAATGAAGATGGGGAAATTCTGTACATTCCATTTATTAATGGTGAACCTATTTATCCTATCCCAGCGGGTTATACACCATACGTGCCTGAAGCGGCAGACCCAGTAGACACAGACCCAGCACCCGTTGTAGGAGAAAGTCGTGAACGGGTTCTTACGCAAGAAGACCTTAGAGATAGAGATGATGCTGACAAAGCAAGAGAACAAGCACTGATAGACCAGTACGGTAATGCTAATGCTAGAATAGGTCTTTCTAATTTTCTTCCCGGCGGTGAGGACATTACTTATGGTGTAAACATAATAAGTGGTATGGGCAAATTAGGGTCATTAAATTTTCTTAAAGATGAAATCCCTAAAGATGCTGAGATTATGCTTAAAAACGGTAATGATGAAATTATTCTTACAGGAGAAGAATATAATAGGTTAAGAAACAATATACGCAAAAGTGGAAAAAGGGGTAACCTTTCTCCGTCTCAGTATAGTGACTATGATACAAGTAGGGAAGATTTTGAAAGAGGTCGGGCTAGGGTCGGAGAAAGGGCATCAGCAGCATTCTTTCAATCTATTGGGGGTGCAGATGAAGCAGAAGACCCTACACCTGCAGATAAAACAAAAGATACACCTTTAACTGATAAACAAATGAATCTTTTATTGAAATCTTACACTGGAGTTACAGACTACGGTGTAGGAGGAGATGATGGTTTTGATTTTGTTGCCGATGAAGCTAATCGTGAACGAGGCCGTAGCGCAGCCGCGCAACGCGCTACAGCACAAGCTAAAGCCGTTCAAGCACAAGCCAAGGCAGATGCTGCTGCGGCGAGGATAGAGGCATCTAATCAGGCTGTACAAGATACAGTTCAAAGCATTACTAGCGATGATGATGGCACTTCTAATTACGGCTCTGACCCTAGAACGCAACAAGAGGATGACCCCGGAGAAAGCGGCGGCACACCATCACAAGACTTTTCGGCATCTTATGATGATGATAGTGCAGCTTATGCAGACTATGGTAGCTTCTTTAATGACGGTGGTTTAGCTTCTAAACCAAAACCTAAACCCAAGAAGAAGATGAAGCGAGGTGGACTAGCTTCTAAAAAATAATCCACATATATGTTGGCTACCCTATCCCCCACCCGACGTGGCTACGGTTGGCCCCAACTAGGAGAAAAACAAAATGGCAGAAGCCGAAATCATGGCTGAAGAAATGCAGTCACCCAAGAAAGTTGCGTTTGCAAATCGTAAATACACTAACGAAGAAAAACGCAGAATGGAAGAAGAAGAACTTGAGCAGATGCTCAAAGAACAAAAAGGTGAAGTAGAAGAAACTGCTGAACCTGAAGAAGCAGAGCCTACAAGCGCAGAAGAAAAAACATTTAAGAAGCGTTACTCTGACTTACGTAGGCATCAACAAAAGCAAGCAGAAGAATTTAAAACAGAACTTGCAGAACTAAAACGTCAACTAGCAGACGCTACGAAAAAAGAAATGCAATTGCCTAAGTCTGATGAGGACATTGAGCAGTGGGCTAAGAACTATCCTGACGTAGCAGCTATCGTTGAAACAATTGCAATGAAGAAAGCACGTGAGCAATCCAGCGCACTTGAAGAGCGTATGAAAGTGATTGATGAACTGCAAGTATCTGCAACTAAAGAAAAAGCAGAAGCGGCATTAATGCAAATGCACCCTGACTTTGATGAGATTAGGGATAGCGACAGTTTTCACGAGTGGGCAGAAGAACAGCCTAAGTGGGTGCAGGATGCGCTTTATGAAAACGACAACGACGCACGTTCTGCTGCTAGG